ACGTTCAGAAGCCGTATACTTCAACTTGATTGCATCACCAGGATACCCAGAACTAATGGATGAAATGATTGCACTAAACAAAGATAAGAAAGAAATCGCATTTGTTATTGGTGATACACCACTAACATTGAAATCAGATTCTACTTCTCTTAAAAATTGGGCAACTGATAACGCTCCTGCAGAAACATATGCAGGCATTTATTACCCACATGGTCTATCTACAGACTTATCAGGTAATGATGTTGTTATCCCTTCATCAGCGGTCGCACTACGTACTATTGCATTCTCAGACCAAGTATCATTCCCATGGTTTGCTCCAGCGGGCTTGACACGTGGTGTAGTAACTAATGCAAGTAGAGTTGGTTATGTAAATGATGAAAATGAGTTTACACAAGTTAAACTAAGCAATGGTCAAAGAGATGTTTTATACACAAGTCGTATCAATCCAATCGCAGACCTTCCAAATCAAGGTCTAGTAGTTTATGGTCAGAAAACAACACAGGCATTTGCATCAGCACTTGACCGTATTAATGTTGCAAGACTAACAAACTACATGCGTTTCAACTTGGATCAACTATCTCGTGGTTTCTTATTCGAACAAAACGATAAGATTACACGTGATAACATGCGTGATGCAGTAGAACGTTTCTGTGGTGAACTAGTTACAAACAGAGGTTTATATGACTTCTTAGTAGTTTGTGACGAGTCAAACAACACACCAGCACGTATCGATAGAAATGAACTATACGTTGATGTAGCAATTCAACCAGCTAAATCAGTAGAATTCATCTATATCCCACTACGTATTAGAAATACAGGTGAATCTCTAGCATAATTGCAGAGAAACTAACAAATTTATTAAAGCCCCTTAGAAATAAGGGGCTTTTTTATTAACTACAACTTTAATTCCAATCATAATTGATAAATACTCTTATAAACAAAGAAGTTTCGAAACTTTTTAGGAGACAAAACAATGGCAAGAACATTAAATACTTTCGGTGTACCTACAGATTCCGGTGATGGAGTTACTGGCTCAGGTATTCTACAGCCAAAACTGAATTATCGTTTCCGTGTACAAGTTGCAGGTTTCGGTGGTGTAGCAACTAACACTACTGAGTTCACAAGACAAGTTATGAACGTGACGAGACCTAAAATCACTCACGAATCAATTCCAGTAGATTCATATAACTCTCGTATGTATATGATGGGTAAACACACTTGGGAACCTATCACAATTACTTTACGTGATGATATAGCTAACAACTTAACAAAACTAGTTGGTAGACAAGTACAATCGCAGTTGAACCACAGAAATCAAGCTGGTCCGGCGGCAGGTACTAACTATAAATTCTCTACTTTAATTGAAATCTTAGATGGTAACTCAGGTAACCCTAACGAACAATGGCAACTTGAAGGTTGTTTCGTTCAGAATGCAGATTATTCACAGTCAGATTATTCGGTTTCAGATCCAGTAACAATCGTACTTACATTACAATATGATAATGCGGTATTCACTGATACTGAAATTATGCCTGATACAACATTCGTTAATAATTCAAGCATTCTTGGTTAATTTGGGGTAAGCTATTATGGCTAATACCAAACAAGGTGGACAGAATAAGCAAGGTAATATTGTCGTTCAAGACAATAAGAACGCTAAAAACAGATTTGGGTTCGGCGGTGTCGGACCCATTACACTCGCCCCTAAAACGGGTGATATGTTTTATCTTGAGTTTCACGACTCAGAAGGCGTTAACAAAAAACTTCCGTTCAATCAATTCGCAAAAGGCGTAAGTGGCGTTTCAGTTGCCACAACTACTATTCCTGTGGATAGATATGGTAAACGTGTGTATATTCCTACACGTGTTGATTATCCAGAAGTTCAATTATCAATGTATGATATAGTTGATGGAAAAATGTTTGATTTTGCCCAAGGACTATACGAACAGTTTTTCAGAAATGGAACAATGCAAACTGACTCAGCAAATATTGAACAATCAATAAATGCAAATCCAGATGAAGTACAAGGAAGACAATTCTCAAATAAAGGAAAGTCATTTCATGCTAGTTTAGAGAAAGTAGTAATATTTCATTTCTTTGGTAATATCGATGGAACTACTGACCAAGGAGATCCTCGTAACGAAAGTCAAAATGTAAAAAATGATAGAACAGTTCCAAGGTCTGGCGCAATACAAAAAATTGAATTGATTAATCCTATGGTAACTAATATAACATTTGGTCCTAGTGATTATGCAGATGGACAACTTAGAACAATAGAAATTGGTTTACAACCAGAAAACGTTGTATTCGGTGCAGTATCAGAAGAAGTAACATTCCCAACATGGTTGATGGATGGTTTACCAGTCGAAGTAGAAACTGCTATAAGTGATGTAGAAGGTGGTAACTATTCTACAGCCAAAACTCAATTTTTAACAGATAAACTAAATGAATTAATTAGTCCAAGTCAGTTTGAAGGCAATGAAACTTTTGTACAAAATACTAATCCACAATTTCAACAAGCATTAAATAGTAGACAAAAATTTAATGCTCAAAATAACGTTATAAATCAACAAAAATTTGATGAGTTAGCAAAACTTAATAATAAATTGGCTTTCTCAGCAACTACAAGTCCAGATGCTGATGGAGAGGCTGATATAATAAGACAAGAAATTCAAGAAGCTATATCAAGACATGGTTTCGTAGAGGCTCTTCCAACAAATGAAAGATTTGCTGATCCTTTTGTACCAGAAACAAAATATCCTCAAGTGGCAGATTTTGCTAATCTAGGTAATACTTATGATGGTGGTACAGGAAGATATGGTGGAAGTAATTTAGGTGGGGCAATAAAAAATGAATTAGTAAATGCTTTCTTCAATGGAAGAAGTATAAATTGGGGTAACATAAGAGATTCAGCGGCACAAGGTATACTAGGAAATACTAACGTAGGTACTTTACAAAACTTAAGTAAAACATCTCAGAGTAGATTTGGTATCGCAGGAGACTTAATTAGAGACGGCATTCTTAACTCAGGAACTGCAAGTGGTGGACAAATACAAACTACAACTGTTCCTTCAAATATAAATGCTAACTCTACAAGCACAGTTTTAAATAATGCACAATCGAATATTGCTAATTTAAAAAATTTAACAAATGGGATTAGATAATGGCGTTTGATATTGATGTACTAAAAGCTAAATTAAAGAAAAAAGGTTTTACAGATGAGAAAGCCAATTTGTTTGCTAGAGAGTTAACCAATACTGCAAGGGCTTACGGTCTAAATCCTTATTCATTAGTTGATGAAGTAAGTACAGACTTCAAACTAAACGACTTAGGATCATTCGTAATTAATAGTACTTTGCGATTTGGTTATCAAACAGGTAAAGTAAAACCTCAGAAACCAAATAAATATGTCGCAAGGGCTATATTTGAATGAGACAAAAATATCATCAAGGAAAATACACTATAAAAAACCCACAGAAGTATTCTGGCAAGGGTGAACCTACCTTTAGAAGTAGTTGGGAATACACATTCATGAATTTTTGTGATGATAATCCAAGTGTAGTTGCTTGGGCTAGTGAACCTTGCAAGATAACTTATCAAAATCCTTTAAATGGAAAAGTAACTGCATATGTACCAGACTTTGTAATTGTATATATGGATAAAAAAGGAAACAAGAACGCAGAATTAGTAGAAATAAAACCTGCAACTCAATCTAATCCAGAGTTAGCGAAAAGAAGAACAGATAGGACGGCAGTTGTACAAAACTTTGCTAAATGGGACGCGGCAACTTCTTGGGCTAAGAAAAGAGGTATGCGTTTTCGTGTTCTTAACGAAGGTGATATCTATCAAAATACTAGAAAACCCAAGCCTGTTAAACGAAGAAAAAAGTAATGTTAGAAGTTAATATAAATAGAATAATGAAAGGTATTAACTGATGACTAAGAAACTAGAAGAAACGTTTAATATATCTAACGATGAAGAACAAGATAGTAATGAAGAAAATACTCCTACTATCGAAGAATCTCAAGAAATAACAGAATTATTAAATACCGAAATCGAAAATACTGAAAAAATCGATGCGGCTTTACCTGTTGTTACAGACTTAAATGAGCATGACAGAGAAATGGACGATATTCATGCTAAAGCATTGAAAACATTTGAAGATTTACTACAGTTAGGTATGAATGTCGAAGTACATGCAGGTGCAAAGATACTAGAAACTGCGAATCAACTGCTAAAAACTGCAAAAGAGGCAAAAGACAGTAAAGTAGATAGAAAATTACGTATGATTAATCTTCAATTACAGAAAGCAAAGCTGGATCACCAAAAAGACAGGGATACTACTAAATCTGATGAAGAAATCACCGCAGAAGGCACGTTAAATATCGATAGAAACGAATTATTGAAAAGAATCGCCTCTGCACAGAAGATTGCAGATGAGGCCACTAAAGAAAGTAAGTAAAAAGTAACAAAAATGATAAATAAGATTATACGTTGGAGTACAACATGAAAAGTTTTAAAGAATTTTTAACAGAATCAGAAAAAGAGCATAAAATGACTCTACGTTTTTGTTGTGATATAGATGAGAACGCAGAAGATAGAATTGAAAAGTTTTTAGGCAAATACGATTTAAGAAATATGTCTAAAACATCAAAAACACCTATCTCTAAAAATCCTATGTTCTTCAAAGATGTAGAAAATTCAGAAGTATCTAAGATTGATGTTGTTACAGGTTATCCTGTATCAGCCGATATCTTACGTCAACAATTAGCAGACCAATTGTGTATGCATATTAAACATGTTGCAGTACATCCTGAAGGATGGGAACCAACAGAGGAAGAAGATAAAGATGAAAATGCAGAACCTTTACTTACTTCCGAAGAAAAATCAGAATCAGATGCAGGTAAAAACTATGGACGTACATTTATCGATGATTTCTTAAAAACTCTTACACCAAAAGAGATGGAAACAAAAGAAAATGAATTAAGTCCAAAAGAAAAAAGAGACCCAGCACCTGAACAAATGGATAAGGAAGAAAAATCAAGTCCTTCTGTTATCTCAGGAGATGAAAAATGAGTAAGCATTACAATTTAACTGTTACTGATGATAATGGTAAGTCAGTTACTACTTCAAACACAAGCACAGAACATTCAGACGAAATTTTACGTATGATGCATTTAGCAGGCATGCAGGACGCATCATGTGGATGTGGCACAAGCCCATGTGGTTGTGATGAAAGCATAGAAGAAAATGAATACCAACCAACACCAGCTAACGATAAGTTAGATTTAGATGATTATTCAAAAAAATCAGGCGAAAGTATTCCAAAACAAAAGAAAAGTTTAGATAAAGCACCTTCAAGAGGTGATAATCCATTAGAATATTCTTTAGATGAAAATGAAATCTTTGAATCTTTAATGAATGAGTTTGAAGAAGTAGAAGAAGGTATGAGTACCCCTAATAGCTTAGAAAAAGTTGAAGCACAAATTCAAAAATTAAAAGACATGGCAGATAAAGCTATTAAGGATGGTGATCCACATAGAGCAGAAATGATTCAACGTAGCGATGAAATGACTGCATTACTACGTAAGAAATACAAACTTACGAAAGATGAATCAATCGAAGAAGGCAAACTTAACCCAGGTCTTCAAGCATACATAGATAAGAAAAAAGGTAAAAAAGACGATAAAGAAGATAAAGTAGAAGAAAAGAAAGCAAAGCCTGACTTTGCTGATATCGATGGCGACGGCGATAAAAAAGAAACAATGAAAAAAGCGGCCAAAGATAAAAAAGAAAAAGCTAATGAATCTATTGATGAAGGTTTTGAAGCAGATGAAGTCAAAGCAATCTTAGCCAAACATGGTGTATCAAGTATAGACGATATGGAACTTGATGGAGAACTATATCAAGACTTATTTGATTACTATTCAGATGAAATGCCTTATGGTACACAAAAAGCTAGAGACGGAGATCCAATGGATTGGATAATAACTAGATTAGATGACCTAGGTATGGTAGAATCAACTAGTGAACAAAAAAATTCCGAAGAAGTAGAAGATACAGGCTTAGAATCTGAATTAGATAGATTAAGAAAATTAGCAAACATCGAAAAAGCAAGTTCAGAAGAAGTTGAACAAGTAGATGAAATCATTCCTGCCGCGATAGTTCCAGTAGCTAAAGCAGTAGGTGGTGCATTGCTTAAGAAAGGCATCAAAGGCGCAGTAGCACGTACAGGCGCAGGCATGGCTGTCAACAAAGCAATGGGTTCTAATAAACAAGCATAAATCTTAAAATCCTCTAAATACTAGTGCAATTATGCACAACTAGATTACCACCTAAGGTAAAGAGGAGACAATCATGTATGATAAAGAGATGATGATACAGATGATGGAGGACCTTCAGCATCAGGCATCTGAGATGGAGAAAAACGTCAAAGATATGCTAGAACAAGAAGGAAGAGCATGTGGAATTGAACTTGATAAAAGAAAAAATGCACGTGACCTTATGGAAGAGTTAATGGAACACCAAGATAGTCAAGATGATGTACCAGCTATGACATGGGCATATGTTCCTGAAGACCAAGTAAACTATGATACACATGCATCAGATTGGACAACTGATATGCATACACAAGCATTATATGAAACAGGTGCAGATATGCACAATCATGATGACATTGAGTGGGTTGAACCACCAGTAGAGGATCATGATGCACTTCCAAGTGATGTAGAACCAATGATGGACGATGAACACGAAGAAAACAAAGAATAATTCATCTAAATTAGTTATCATAAAAGCAGTTCTTTTGGACTGCTTTTTTTATGCATAAATATAATTAAATGAGTATTTAATTATGGCAGATTTAACAAAAAAAGCATATCAGAAAACTCAATTTAGTAATCAACAACTATTAGAGTTTAGTAGGTGTGCAAATGACCCTTTTTATTTTTTAAACAATTACTTTAAAATACAACACCCTACTAAAGGTAGTATGACATATGATGCATACGGGTTTCAAAAAGGTTTATTGCATTCTTATCATGATTATAGATTTTCTATTTCCATGCTTGGAAGACAGATGGGAAAATCTACAACCGCGGCTGGATATCTATTATGGTATGCAATGTTTAATGCTGACCAAACTATTTTAATTGCGGCACACAAATATTCAGGTGCCCAAGAGATTATGCATAGAATTAGACATGCATATGAACTATGTCCCGACCATATCAGAGCAGGTGTAACAAGTTATAACAAAGGAAGTTTAGAATTTGATAACGGTTCACGTATTATTGCACAAGCAACAACTGAAAACACAGGTCGTGGTCTTTCAATTTCTTTATTATACTGTGACGAGTTTGCATTCGTAAGACCTAATATTGCAAAAGAGTTTTGGACTTCAATATCTCCTACTCTAGCAACAGGTGGTAAAGCTATTATAACTTCAACACCAAATTTAGATGATGACCAGTTTGCAATGATATGGAGTGGTGCAAATAAAAAGATAGATGAATATGGTAATGAAAAAGAAACAGGAATAAATGGTTTCAAACCTTTCAAAGCAATATGGGACGAACACCCTGATAGAAATCCTGAATGGGCAAAAGAAGAAAGAACACGTGTTGGAGAAGAAAGATTTTTACGTGAACACGAATGTCAGTTTATTGCATTTGATGAAACACTTGTTGATAGTATAAAACTTTCTCATTTAAAAGGCAAAGAACCAATTCACAAAACAGGACAAGTGAGATGGTATGAAAAAATTAACAAAAACTCTACTTACGTTGTTGGTCTTGATCCTGCTATGGGTACTGGAGGAGATTATTCAGCAATCGAAGTCTGGTCTTTACCAGAACTAGTACAAGTAGCAGAGTGGCAAAGTAATCGTACAGATGTTAGAGGTCAAGTAAAAACAATGCACGATATATT